CAGTTGCGTACCTGTCCGCCATTCTTGCCTTTCTTTGTGCCTTCAGCATGTTTGCCTGGCCAGCATTTGGTGAAACCATTTGAGTCTTTAGAGCCTTTCTTGATCTCGGTGAGTGAGCCGTGTGTTTGGCACATGCCGCAGGTTTCGCACACCATCTCCATCTCAACACTTTCATTGTGTTTCTTTTTGCCAGCACAATGAGCCCGTTGGCTAAATCCTTTTGGATGGCTACAGTTTATACTGCTCTTGTATTTCTTACTCCATTTCTCAGTTAAAATTTCACTTGCTTTCATGATTTGTTAAATCCTCAATAGTTAACGGTATTCCTGCAAGGCCGCATCCAAATAGTGCTAGGCCGTTATACAGGGCTGTAAGGGTTTCTTGGACGATCGGTGCCATCATCTTCAGGGTATACTGGATAGTCATTAGGGTTCATCAGTTACACCAACTTTGTTTTGCATCGCCATAGTACTCACGAGCAAAACCATTGGCAATCAATTGAGCACGTAAGCTCTGTCCGTTTAGAATGAGATCACCCAATACACGACCGCCAAATTTATCCCAACCATATAGAATGACTTGTCGCTGTTGACTGGCATTAATGAGACCCTTAGTGAAAACTGTAGCGGCTTGACCTCGAGTCTTTTCGCTGTCGCATTGACCTCTAAATCCTTTTTCCGGAGTATCGACGCCATAGACTCGTACCGCAAGCTCGGGCTTAAGGGGTGCAGGTAGAAAGGGTGCGGCGATAACAACTGTATCGCCATCCGTTACTCTTAATATCTTTGCGTCATATGTAACGCCTTGGGGTGTTTTTTGTGCAAACGCCAGTAGTGGTATCAGCAAACATAAAGCCAGAAGCTTTTTCATAGTAATTGTCCTTAATAACAACTACTATTTACCTTAGAAGCTGTTGTTGAACCATCCGATCTTGCGGCCTTCTGCAATGCGGTTTTCATATTCTTCAACTGAACCAGGCCAGCGCCATGCCCACACTGCCACAAACAGCATGAAGATGCCTGTTGACAATATACCAATGGGTTTGACTCCGGTGAACCACATGATGATCAAACTGGAGCTCATCATGGCCAGCATGAAGTATTTCATCTTTGTTGGGAACACACGTTTGGTATTCCAGTTGGTTAGGAACGGGCCAAACAGTTTGTGATTGTACAACCAGGCATGCATCTTAGGTGATCCTTTGGCAAAGCAATAGGCCGCAAACACCACAAAGATACTGTAGGGTATGCCGGGTGTGACAAGCCCAACATACGCCATGCCCAGACTTAAAAAGCCCAGGACCTTCCACAAGAACTTCTTTACTGTATGAATTGTAGCCATTCTGTAAACCTCACGTTAACGAAGCCTTGCTTCTTACGCTTATTTACAAGTTCGTAGTAGTCTGGCTTGTAAGGTTTGATTCGTGGCTTCCATCCCTTGACTTTGTCGCTCTTTGAAGCATTGCAAGGTGCGCAGGCAGTGGTACAGTTTTCCCATACACTCTTACCGCCTTTTGACACAGGCAACACATGATCCAGTGTAGATTCTTTACGTTCAATCTTTTCAGCGCAATATTGGCATTCACCATTGTCTCGTAGGTACACATTGCTACGACTAAAACGCACAGATACTTTTGGTTTCATGTAGTCGCGTAGAATCATAACGCTGGGCACTTGCGTTTCCCAACGAGCTGAATGCACAATCCAGTTGTCGTGCCACAGCAATACATCGGCCTTGTCCAGAACCATGTATTTGATAGCATCTTCCCATGTTAGGGTGCTTAACGGCATATAGCTAACAGGATTACCGTCAGCATTAAGGAGCAGAACATCTGCCATTTTGATTACCTCTTTCAGTTGCGTTACAGACCCAACCTATGAAGTGTTTATTGTACACTCACTTTGTATTTAAGTCAATGGCTGTTAAGATAACAGATTTTGGGCAAATTCTAAGCCACTTCGATCCAAGGCGTTGCACCACTGATCTTTGTTGTCTGATCCAAATACCAAATCCATTGATGATGTGGACAAACACCAACTGGTGTTTTGGCTCCAAGGAGGATTACCTTTGATTTCGCCTAATAATTGGTTTGGACTCCAACCACACATGCCTAGAAACAATCTCCAGTATATGGGATAGTCTCCTTGTGACATCCTGGGCAGTATATCGTCAGCACTGCTCAGACTAAATGTGTCATTCATACGCATGGTGTTTTTACTGGACCATTCATTGCTGTGCAGGAAACTTAAACTTTTAGAGTTGACTGGGCCGCCTAGATACACAAAGCCTGGTATGTTAAGTTCAATGTTAACCTGTTCTCCAAACTCTCGAATACTCATTTCGCTTCGCTTGTTCAACACTAGGCCAACAGTTCCACCAGCATGGTGTTCTGTTACCATTATGACAGATTTGTGCCAGAAGTTGTTTTTTACGGCTGGGGGCGCGATTAATAAATTACCTACTAAATTCATGTAGGTATTTAGTTATGCAAATCGTTGTACAGATTGTTTTACGTCAGCAATGGTGATCTTGTCGTCTTTGTTGCGATCAAGTCCACTGTTCTGTCTATAAACTGCACCCGAAAAGCCCGGTGCTCCACGTTGTCCCAACACATGTTTATCATCGTATCCAACGTACTTTGGCATGAACACTGCCATGTACAAATCACCCAATGTGCCGTTGCCAACGCCAGTCATTTTGAAATACCTGTAAACATAATCCAATTGCTGAACGCCATCCATCTTGTACAAATCATCTGTTGTTGTGCCTAATGCAATTGCAGTCTTGGGCATGAACTGAATAAGTCCTGTTGCGCCGCTGGGATTACGTGCTTGTGGATTAATACCAGACTCTTGTTTCATGATAGCAATCAAGTCACTGGACCTAACACCCAATGCAGTTGCCACCTTTTCTAATTTCTTTTTGAAGTCTGGATCTTGAATAGTTGTGGTATCAATCTTTTGTGCATTAACACTGTCTGAGCGAGCAAGCACACTGGTATACTTGGCCGCTATCTCTGGATGTGCGGCAGCGGCTCGTCGAGTATACTTGCCCAGTCTTCCGTCAATACCGTCGCCTTTAGGACCAAACGTTCCCAAGTTTGCACCAGCGGCTTTGAGTTCGCGTTGCATGGCCATAACGTCTTTGTCAACAGCTTCTGTAATTTTAAATTCGGTAAATCTCATCGTTGTCCCTTCCTTGTTCCGTAATCTGGCAAAGGTCCACCATACTTTTTACCTTTGATCTTCTTGCCGCCAACTGTGATGCGAACACTGCTTCCGCCGTGTCCAATCAAGTGACTCTTCTCGCCGTCTCTAGCACGTAGGCCCTGACTCTTACAACTGGCCAATTGACTGGCACCCAACTGGCTGTCAGGCTTGCCGCTTTGACACAAGCCTCTACTGGCTTTGCCTTGTTCTGGTAGGAAATCTGTTGCTCTCATAGTAGTGTATTTATTGATTTAAATACTCAAATACATTTAACCACTTGCGTTTACCCACAGTTTCCTTTAGATGTTTCAAATCAGCACAGGTTTTGCTACGAAAACGTGTTAGTTCTTGCGGCGGAACAGGTTCATACTCTATTTCTACACCCTCTTGTTCTGCTATTTCTTCTGCTATGTCTAGAAAGCTGTGTGCTAGTCCTGCTCCGCAGTTCCAGATTCCTGACCCATTGACTGTTTTAATGAAATCAATGTGTAGGCGACACACATCACCAACCCAGGTCCAATCACGCTTAACATGTTCAGCATTCTCCCACACTGTTAGCTTGCCTTCTTTTCGTGCTTGATCACGCCATTTAACAATGGCATTGGCACGTCGACCTCGCAGGTGCATCCACTTGCCGTACACATTGAAGTAACGGAATCCTTGCACATAAACATTAATGGGCTGTTGAAACACCCAACGATCAAATAAGTATTTGCTCCATGCGTAAGGAGTTTGTGGATGTAGTGTTGCTGTTTCGCTAAAGTCTTTGCTGTCGCCATAAACACTGCTTGAGCTGGCATATTGTAGATTTACACCATGATGATTGCACTCGTTGAACAACCACTGGCTGAACTCTAAATTCTGTCGCATGATTGCTTCTACATCTGTGCAAGTCATGTCAGCTATTGCTCCTAGATGTATAACCCAGTTGTAAGCGGCAACATCTGGGAACTCTTTAGGATCCCATTCCCATCCGTCAATATGCCAGCCTTCCTCTTGATTGAGATAGGCCAGCATGTTACGACCAATAAATCCTTCATGTCCTGTTACTAGTATTCGCATGAAGATATTTACTTCTAAATTAAATTAGATACCAAGTATCCGGAACAGTGTTGTATTTCAAACGTTTTCGAATGTTAGGATGATCGATGTCACTTAAATGATCTATCATATCATTGTACTCTAATCCGTTTAAATTCATGTCTTGAATAAATTGATTAAAGTTCTTTTTATTTTGCAATACCCATGTCCATTTATCTTTGGGAAAATTTTGCAATGTAATGTTACCTTTGGCACTGTCTTGACTAATATACTTGTGATATTCTTTATTCACTGGCATGATGCACATGAATTCGATTAAGTTTATTTTGTCTGAAACATAATCTGCATCTAAGTATGTTCCTCGGAATACTGCACTGGGTGTGCCGCATTTATCTTTACTGATGCCTGCATGACTAGCAACATAAGCTTCTTGTCTAATATGATTAAACTCTAGAGTAAATCTAGTTTTAGGCAACCCTGTTACTATATCGGGTACGTCTGTTCTAAAACCTGGCAAGCCGGTTATTGCACAAGTTAGCTCCTTATCTCGACTGCCCATCCACATATGGCGCAAAATAGGCAAGTTATAATTTTTAATTTTAGCCTTTCGATCTTCTCCGTAGGCGCCAGGTTTGCTTGATTCAAAAATATGTAACATAGTTACTTTCGTTTGTGTGATGATTTAATTGTACTGCCAAGCAGTCAATGTGTCAACTACAAAAATTGACCCGGATTGCTTTGTTCCAGCTCGTCTAGTTTTTCCCAAACAAATTTGAGTAAGCCTTTGCCCACTTCAGTGTCGTGACTCATCAACAATGTCACACGGCTCAACAGTATCCCTGAAATGCCAGCGGCAGAAAAGTCTTCTTGATATTTGGCAATGACTGTGTCAATGTCGTGGGTAAAACTTATTATCTTATCATCATCCATTCAGCATCCTTATCAGTCCAACGGTGTCGATGGTGGTGAGCAAGATGTAATTAGCGAGCATACCAAAGGAACGCCGACTATAAGCGCACCAAGCGTATATAGCACAACCTGTAATCCAAACTGGGTACAAGGCAAGAAGAGGAGGAGTAGGCACGGTGACGGCCATAGTGATAGCACAACCAATAGATATAGCCCAAGCAAGGACCTCAAGATAAAAACGTACTCTATTACTTTGGTAGTCATCCTTTATCCAATCAAATGTAGGTTTTAAAATATTATTAATCATAATGTAGTTATAAAAAAAGCCCAGACAGAGCTGGGCTTTTTGATTAACAATTAATCTAGATTAAACTAAACCAAGTGCCAATGCTTTGTAACCAGCGGCAACAATCTTGCGGCTTGGCTTGCCAATCACATACTCAGTAACTTGAACACCGTTACCAGCTTTGCGGCTGTTAGTGTAGACAGCGTAACCGCTTTGACGGATACGGCTAACTTCTGCACTGATGTTCTTGATACCAAAACGCTTTTCAGCTTGGCTGGCGCTTACTGCTTCGCCATTGTACATTGCATTAAACAACTTGTAAGTCTTTGTTTCTGGATTGAAAAATTTCATCTTTATTTCCTTTTAGATTATGCTGAAATTCATCAGCTGTATCTATTGTAACAAAGAATACACATTAACTCAAGCTGTTTGGCTATCTTGCTTGAGTTCAGGATGCCAAAACTTCTTGCCTGGAAAACGTTTGGCAGTTTCCAGCATGACTTGATGTAGATTTTGCGCCTGCGCCAAAAACTCACCAGTTGCTTTGTTGTAAGCAAATACCAAATCGTTCACACGTTCAGTTTTGACTTCAATGGCATCCTCAGGCATGCCAACTTCAATCGAATCATTAATATCTTTGATCTGTTTGATCATCTGAATAAAATCTTCTGGACGTTTGGCTAAATTTTGCATGATTTGAAATGTGCGAACATGACTACCAATGTTATAAAATATAACTGCAACAGCCACAAAGGGCAAAAATTCCAAGATTGTTTCCATATATACTCCTACGAGGTAAAGTTATTTACTCAAATTTGTCGTCAATAAATTCATTGACGGCTTTACAAACCAATGCTACCAATACAAATGCTATCAGTATAAACACTATTCCTTCAATCAAGGCTATCATAGTTTCATTATCCTTTCAATAAGATCACGAGCTTCTGGACAGTCATTACGTTCAACTTGTGCTTCAATAGCTCGTTCAAGTGCTTCATGTAACTGTCTAAGGTATGGGCGTTCTTTGTAAGATGAATATGGTTGTGTCCATCGGATGGTGTACAAGTGTCTAGATTCCATTAGTGTGATCCTTTGTTAACTGTGCCACGAACAAGAACCGTTCATAGGCTAATCGAACACTAGGGTTCTCTAGTAGTTTATCTGCTTCTGCCATCTGTGCTTTGATACCTGCTTCAGCAACATCTCGAGCACAGCCAAGGCTCAATGTAGCTAGGTCATCGCCAAACTCTTTAGCTAACTTCTTCCAAGCCTTTTGTTGGCCTGGTGTAATAGGTGTTCTCTGTGGCCGCATTTCGCTGGCTTTTCTAATAGCATCACACATGGCATCTTCGGCCACACGCCCTGCGGCAATCATGGCGGCATAGTTAGGATCAATATTGTATCGGCGGCTTTGTCCACCCGGATAACACATCACAATGTGTGTGCCCTTGGAGAAACTGTCCAAATACTCACTGTCATATTCTGATATAGGCACATATCTGCGCCCAATCTTTTCGTAGTAAATCTTTTTCATTCCACTACACCTTCCACATGTTTGCCTTCTTTGATAGTACGCATCAATTTACGATTGCGTTCCTTTTGTTCAGCGGCCAAACGCTTTTCATCTGTGCTGATGCGACACAGCATATCGTAATCTCTGGACCATTTTACGCCAGCTAGCCAATCTTCCAGTCGTTCGATGCTACCTACAAACAGTTCAGCATCGCGACTGTAAATTGGCAATGCGTCTGCATCTTTTGGCACAAGGCTTAGGGCACCGTGATCATCTGTCCAATCACCGTGCTTGCTCTTGCTGAACTTGAATCCAAGGCGATCAATTTCTTCTTCAATGCGTTTGATTCTTTGAATTGTGTTCCAGCCGCTCATTGGATGTTCTCATAAAGTTACTATGTTGTTATTATATACTAAAAGCGTTCTTCTTGTCAACTTCGTTGCCCCACTTCAGTACCCAAAATGAGTAATCAGATCCTTTGAGAAAAGCTTCAACTGCATATTCATGACCGTAATTGACAACATCAGCTTGTCTATGCCATATTGGAGTTTCAACACTTTTCTCCATGACAAACTTGCCCATTTCACTTTCTTGCCATTCCCAAAGTGGTTGGGCCGCATACAAGTCCGGGTCTTCAACATCACCCATTCGAAATCTGTGTACAATTACTTTGTGTACTCTGTGTACCTTGTCTTCTATAATCATGATATCCACCTGAGAGTAAACCACATGGCATCTTTTTCGTTTGCAAAAAAATAATCAATTCTTGAGCTATCGTATGAATTGCCATATTTGTGTATGTCGTTAGTGATGTAACTTGGGCAATATTTCTTGGCCCATTCTAAAGGCCGCCATGCAGGATCATAAGGTAGTGTAACTGTCATTCTGCCCACCTAATTAGGAACATGGTGATTTGCTTTTCGTTTTTAAAAAGCCACACATTAAAACTCAAACGAGTACCGCAACGACATTCTTCGGTCCATGCCTGCACAGGATCCATATCGGTTTCTCTCAGTCCTCGCCCTGGGCGATTTTCCGGGCGAATATCATCCACATAGGCTTGCAGTTTGAGTCCTGGCAAGCGTTGCCATTTGATCTTGGGTTGAGGCATCATGTTGGCATAGAAATGCCTAATTAAATCATTAACTTGTGACTTGCCCATTTGTCTACCGTGCGCAATTACAGTTTGCGCATAGGGTCGAGTATTTGTTCCAACCATGGCCTGCATCCTTCCCAAGTGCGGTAGATATGTGCTTGTCCACCTGCACGAGTCCATTCTTCACAGTTGCTCACACGGTCATCAATCAAGATGTCACCTGAAGTACAATGTTGCCACTTGTCTTTGCTGTAGGGTCCTATCAGCATGGGTATGCCTGGAAAGTGTCGGTCTGCCCAATGCACTTTGTCGTACACAGCATAGGGCACATCATTGCCATGTGGCAGTGCTGTCAAGAAACGCAGGTCATCTGCTAGTCCACTTGCCACTGCGTCTTTACAAAATGCAACAAGTTCGTGTGCGCCTGGCTTGAGTGGCAAGTCTCGATAGAATCTAGTCTTGGCCTTGACTTTGTCCCAATCTTCAGCACTGACCTGATCACTGCCGTAGGTCCAGTCTCTGTTCACTATGGCCCGTGCCGCTGGTATCCAATCAGCTACCACGTCATCCATATCCAAATATATAATCATGCGTCTACTTCCGTTCGTGTTCTAGTCTTGACATCAGCATCAATGCAAGTGCCTTCAATGTATTCAATTTTGCCTTTGCCTTTTTCTGCTATGTTTCTCATGTGTTGCTTTTGCGCATCAATTTGATCTCTGCATTGTGCTTGGGTTTGATAATATGTTTTGGTTTGCATGAACTCGCAAGAGCCGTTCATGCAAATAACTAATACTGGTATAAAAATAATCATGGTGTGTTAAAATTGTAGCCTACAAGAACACTGCCAACGCCTGGTTCATCATGTTCCACAAACTTGCTGAGTAGTTCAAAGTTATCTTCAGCACGTTTAACTGCCTCTAATGCTTTCATCAGTGCGGGATTGTTTTGAGCAAGTGTAAGTCTATTCATAGCCATAGTACGTTGTGCTCTGGCCCATTGCAATAAATCCTGTGTGTCTTGATCTAAACTCACAGTGGCATAACTGCTGGGTAGTGATTGCCAAGCTGTGCCATTGAATACTTCTAAGTCTGTGTTGTTAACTCGTATCATACCTTGGACAGGGTTATTGACATTTGTGCTGATATAAGGCAAACTGGTATCACCACCGCTTACTATTAGACCTTTGCTACCCATTAGACCTTTGATCATTTGCGCAATCCTTTGATGTCTTTGTATGCAACAAGTATATAATGATGCCACACAAACCCAATCAGCATGGGTAAGTCCAAGTGAATGCTCACCATAGGGCCTTCCAGTTCACTGCGCATGTTGTCACCATATGCTGTACCCACAAAAGGTATGCCCTTGTAGGTGCCTTCAACCCTATCCCCAAAATTGTACTTAGGCTCAGGGCGATTAGTTTTAAAGTAGTCTGCTAGAGTCATTCTTCAACTCCTCACTTGCAACGGAATACCAACAGGTACAACAGAAATAACACAATGCTTGCGTTGAAGGCAGTTACAGCATAAATCATCGTTCAACTCCGAAATGTTGTTCAATCTTGTTCATAATATGTTGGCTTTGCTGGATTCTTGCTCTATTCCATACTTCATCCTCAGGATTGTGTACTTTCTGATCCTCTACCCACTTCTTTTGTTCTAGGGCAATCTCAGTACATTCCTGCACAATCAACTTGGCGAACTTTTCTTGGTCAACTTTAAACCTTATGAATGGAGGACCTCTAAGGGTGGTAGCCTGTAGCAAAAGTTCTCTAATTCGTTCATTCATTCTTCAACTCCAAAATGTTGTCTAATCGAGTGTGCTGTTTCATCAAGAGTCACACACCATTCGTCGCCGCTGGTTTGATCAGGCTCAACAATTTTCAAACATTCCCGCACAATCAACTCGGCAAACTTTTTTGTGAACTCTGCCGAGATATACATTCGATCAACATCTCTGTCCGGATCGTTGCCTTTTAGCACGCCGATTATAGCCTGTCTTTCAAGTTGTTTGATTCGTTCGTTCATATAACATGCCCCAGTCCTGCATAGATCAACTGATCCAATTCCGTTTGGTAGTCTGTGCGACCCATCCTGCGTTTGAGC